CCTTGTCCAACCCGTCGTCGGCGGCCTCGGTGACCGTGTGACGGGCCGACACCCCGGCCACGTTCACCGCGGGCCGCGGACCGTACGGGGTCCGCAGCAGCTTCCCGTTCTTCGCGGTGACGGTGTGGGCCGAGGTGCCGCCTTCGAGGATGCCCCACACCCGACGCGACCCGGCGGCGACAACATCGGCGGACCGGGTGCCTTTGACGATGCGGGTGGTGGCCCGCCCCATGCTGCGGCCGCGGGAGAGGCCGCCGTCGCCGCCGGTGTCGGCCCTCAGGCGGGCTTGGATGGTTTCGTCGACGACCTTGGCGCCGTCGGCGGGCCAGGTGTCGGCGAAACGGGCGACGCTGTCAGCCCACCCGCGGATCGTTTCGGCACCCACTCACGCCGACGCCTTCTCGGACTTCGACGCCGCCGTGGCGGTGACGGTGGCGGTGAGTCCCCAGGCGATGTCGGGCCACTGCGTGACCGGCCACGAGGCGGTCGCCGTCAACGGGGTGCGGGCCGCGCCGCCGAACGCGGTGGGGGACATGCGGACCCGGCCGATCGCCCGCGGCGGCAGGTCCGTCCCGTTGAGCCCGAGCAGGAAGTAGACCTCTTGGGCGTCGTGGAGATAGGTGAACTCGGCCAGGCCGATCGCCGGGGACGGACCGACCTGCGGGTCCTGCAACATCTCGACGTCCAACGTCCAGGTGGACTGCTTCGGGGTGGGGATGGTGCGACCGTTGACACAGAACGTCGACGGGACGTCCTGGGTGGTGGTGTCGGCCGTCGGGGTCAACATGCCCGACGTGACCTGGCAACGCCAGGTGTCGGAGCCGGTGTCGTAGTCGGCCATCGTGACCGTCGCCTCGGTCTTGCCGGCCGGCGCGTTCCACGCCGGGTCGTAGCCGACGGCGGCGGTGTCAACGATCTTGAACGCGAGGACGCCGTCCTCGATCTGCCAGATGAACGGATCGGCCATGTCATGTCTCCTTGATCGGGATGGGCGGGACAGTCACCGCGACAGGCGCGGGAGGGCACAGGGTGCGTGCCGTGATCGTTGAGGTGGCCGTGAGGGTCACGGCCCGCAGGGTGGAATCGAACGGCAGGTTGACGGTGGTGCCGGGTCCGTCGAACTCGAACCCGGCGGCCGCGGCGATGGCGTCGATCACCGCGGATTGGAGTTCGTCGAGCCCGGCGACTTGGGCGTGGACGGCGCCGTCGTAGACGATGACGACGGGGAACCGGGCGAGGGTGACGGTCGTGTTCGACCCGATCGTTGCCGGGACCGGGTCGGCGACGTCGATCCAGATTTTGGGTGCGGCGACCCGTCCCGCGGGCGGCGGGTACGGGTCGACACGTCCGGGCAGGACAGGCGACAGGGCGGCGTGGAGGGCGGCGCGGGCGTCGCCGAGCCGGGACGGCATCAGGCGACCCCTCTGCGGCCCCTGGATGGCCGTAGGAGCGTCGTAACGGGTTCGCCGCCGTACAGGGACCCGCGGGCCATGTACGTGACGCCGAGCGCGATGTACGGGTCGGCGCCGGTGGAGCGGTAGCGGGCGACGACCTCGGCCTCGAGAGCGGCTTGGACGCTGGCCGGCGGCGGCGGCCCGGTGACCGCGGTGTCGCCGTCGAGGTAGGCGTCGATCGACTCCGCGGCGGCCGGGATGAGTGCTTCGAGGCGGGCCTGGTCGACGTCGCCGTCAGACAGCCGCAGGACGGCCAGCACGTTGCCCGTCGTCACCGCGGCGTCGTACCAGACCGCGGTCGCCGGCGGGGCGATGTCAGTCATCGTCTCCCACGATCGACACCCGGGCCTTGCCGTCACGTTCGGCGGCGAGGACCCGGTCGGCGTCGTCGGGGTTGGCGTCGAGGTAGTCGTTGACCTCGGCGACGGTGTGCGCCGACGGGTCGAACACGTCGCCGTCCTGCGGGTCCGGGTCGTCCGGCAGGACGGCCACCGGGTCGCCGTCGCGGACGACCTGCTGGTTCGGTTGCGACCAGTACACCGGGGCGTCGCTCATGGCGTCTTGGTCACCTTGACGATGCCGGTCGGCTCGATGACGACAGCGTCGAAATCGCCGGCGTAGCCGACCTGGACACCCCACACGCTGGGTTCGACGACTTGCAGGTTGCCGTAGCTGTATTCGAACGTCTTCGCCGCGGCGGTGGAGAACACGAGGATGGTGCCGGCGGCGAGCCCGGCCGACATGACCACCGACAGACCGGCGATCGACCCGTTCGTGCCCTGGTCGAGCGGCAGCTGGAATCCGGACGAGTAGGCGTTCGTCGGGTTGACCGGCGGGAAGATCGGGCCGATCAGACCGAGCATGTCCGGGGCCACCGCGACGACCGTGGTCCCTTGGCCCTTGGTGTTGGCGAACACGGTCCCGGCCGCGGTCCAGATCGCCGCGGCGACCGCGGCGGGGGTGGCGGGGCCGGTCGGGATCACCGGGCCGGCGGTCGCCGCTGTGGTGAGCGTCGTGCCGGTTTCGAGTTCGGTGGCGATGGCGTACTGCTCGGCGAGATCGTTGATGATCATGTCCAAGATGGCCGGGGACGACCGGTTGATGTCCTGCTTCGACACGTTGACGTAGCCGCCGAACGTGTCGGCACCGAGCGGGGTCTTCGTCACCGTCATCTTGCGGGATGCCAGCTCCGTCTTCTCACCGGCCTGCTTCGCCACCGAGGTGTGCTGGGTGACGCGGGCATATGACCAGGCGCCGGAACCGAGGCTGGTCACGCCGATCGTGTTGACGAGCGGACGGGCCACCTGGATGTAGTTGACGATCGGCTGCACGATCGTCTCGGGCAGCAGACCGGGGTTGTCGGCGGTGGTCTGGTGGGCGGCGACCCGGTTGAACGTTTCTTGGCGGCGGATCGCGTCGGTGTCGCCGAGCTGGGAGAGGTACAGGTCGACGATGTAGGCGCCGGCCGTGCGGTACTCGACGTTGGACTGCGGGGAACGGGCCTGCTGGTACATGCCGACCAGCTCGGCGGTGCGCGCCCTCGACTCGACGGCGATGCGGGCGCCGTCACGCAACGGTTCCATCTGGCGAACGATGTCCTGCATCCGGTCACGGGCCCGGGTGAACAGATCCATCTCCTCGGACGACAGGTCCCGGCCGGCCGATTCGGCCGCCTCGACGAGCCCATTCGCGAACGTCTGGCGCTCCTCAAGCTCGGCCTGGAACCGCGACAGCATGGCGTCAGTCGCAGACATGCGACCCCCTTGAACAATCGAAACGGATGTGGGTTTCGAAGTCCGGTGACGTCGCTTCGCTCGATCCGGCAGCGCTAGGCCACTCGCCCGAGGGTCTCCTCGACTACGTGGCAGGGGATGTTAGATCGAACCCGGTGCGGGCGGCAAGCATCTCCAGGCGGATGCGGTCCAGGTTCGGGGTGGGGATCGCCGTCCGCTCGCCCTCCTCCCCGGACTGCGAGCGGACGGCGAGAACCTTCGCGCCTTTGTAGGCGGGGTCGCCGGTGAGCGCGATGTGAACCAGTTTCGCCCGGGTCACCCGCACCGTCGAGCGGTCCGCCGACCAGTCCTCGGCTTCGGACTGAAACCCGATCGACGGGGCCAACAGGCCGTCGGCGGCCAGCTCCAACACGTCGTCACCGGACGCGGTGCGGGAGATCCGCAGCTCGGCCCGTAGCCCGCGGGGGTCGTTCGGATGGAACGCGGCGACCCGCCCCAACGGTGATTCGAGGTCATGGGCACGGTTGACGGTGACGTCGCCGTGAACACCGGTGAACGCCTGCGGGTCAACGGATTCGGTGACCCAGCGGCCGCGGCGCAACACGTCGGTTGGCTCGTTGTACGGCACCGCGATCAGGTCGATGATGCGTTGGGCGTGACGCACCTCGAGGGTGTCCGCCGTCCGGTACTGGATGCCGTCGTTCACAGGGTGACTCCTTGCGACAGTGGGCCGGTCACTTCGTACCGTTCGATCTCGGCGACCTGTTGCGGGGTGAGCACACCGATGCCGGTGAGGATCTGCCAGGTCTGCGCCCGCTCATACGGTCCGGGCTGGACGTAGCTGTCGCGGTTCACTTCGACCGTCGTCCCGCGGGGCAGGAGCCGGCTGGACAGGTCGGCCATCAGGTGGGCGGCCATCGGGCGGAGCCCGGCCCGCCAGTGATAATCGAACAGGGCGGTCGTGTTGGAGTACGTCATCGAGTCGCCGCCGCTGGGCAGGCCGACGAGGAACGGTGGGACGCCCAGTAGGACGGCGATGCGGGCTTCGTTCCATGCCGAGAGTTCGACCATCGCCATGTCGGCCGGGTTGAACTGCAACGTCTTGAAGTCGATCCCGCCCGACAGGACCGCCGGCAGGCCCAGCGTCGACATGCGGGCTTCGACCCACTGCGACTGCAAGTCGTACGCCTGTTTCGCGGTGAGGTCGTCGGGGTGGACCAGCACGGCGTTCGGGATCCCGCCCGACGCCGCGAACTGGGAGGCGTAGCGGGCCAGGGCGGCGGCGGCGACGAGACGGGGGCCGGCGACCTCGAGCGGGCCGTGGCCGTGGGCGTCACCGACCCGGGACTGGTAGCGGATGTGGATCATGTCGCCGGTGACATCGGCACCGCCGATCGCGTAGGAGCGGAACCCGCCGGCGAGGTCGGCTTCGACGTCCCACGGCGGCACCAAATGGAACCGGGCCGGCCACCCCGTCGCGTAGTAGGCGGTGACCAGCACGAACGCCTCGCCCGCCGACTGGTAGTCCCACAGGAGCTGTTTCGCGAATTCGTTCCACGACCCGTACTGATCGGGGTCCGGGTTCGTCAGCCAGTCCGCCGACAACGACGGGGCCGCCGAGACGAGGTACGGGGGCATCGACGCAAAGATGGAGGCGTTCTTGTCGAGACATGCCCACGCGGTATCGGTCAACGATTGGACCTGCCCGAACCAGTTCGGGGTGTTCCACTCGGCCGGCCAACCGGCCCAGGCGACCGGGCGCGGTGGGCCGGCACCGAACGGGCGGCCGACCCCTTCGTCGATGAAGTCGACGGCGCCCGGATCGCCGGGGCGGGCCGTGGGTGGCCCGACAGTGGCCGGCGGATGAGTCGCCGGGTCGTTGTCGTTCGGCATCAACTGGCGATGCTCGACAACAGCGCGCTTACTCACCGGTAGACGACGCTACATCTTCGGGCAACGCGTAGACGGCTGGGACCTTGGCCGGTTTCGAATCGACCAGCCACACCGCCAACGACGCCGCCACGATCGGCGTGACATCCCCGGCGCGATCACGGTCGAACACCCACCGGTCACCCCGCTTGCGGCGGGCCAGCACAGCGACCGCGTTCAAGAACCGATCATCACCCATGTGCCCGACCCGGGCCGCGGCGACCGCGTCAACGAACCATCCGGCGGCGTCCGGGACGTCCCGAGAATCGATCTTGGCGACCCGGACACCGGACCGCTTCAACATCGGCACCAGCGGCGCCGCCGGCCCGTACGGATCGATCACGACACGGGCATTGTGAGCGGCCGCGACACCGGTCACGTAGTCGACAACCCAGTCGGTGCCGGGCCGCTGGTCCAACACCTCGACGGCGACCCGGTCGTCCATCATGCGGGCCGCGACCACCGACGTCGAAGCGTGATCCGAGGTGCACTCGACGGCCAGGACAACCCCCGGGCCCGCAGTGAGGTCGAGCCGCGGGAGACGGTCCCACACGTCCGGCGAGATCACCTGGCGGACGGCCGACACGACGGTGCGGCACAGGTATTCGCGGGCGAACGCATCGGTCCCCATCGTCTCGGCTTCGAGGGTGAGGAATTCGGTTTCGATGCCGTCGGCCCGGTCCAGCGTCGGGATCGTCGCCCGCCACACCGCCGGGTCCAACGGGTCGTCATCGTCGGCGCAGGACCACTCGAGGTGGACCCGGGACGTGTCGTCCTCCAACGCGGCCCGCCGCCCGAGCTCGCGTTGCTGGTTCAACAGTTCGGCGTGTTCGTCACCGGCATTGCTGACGATGACGAGCTGGGTGCCGTACGAAGCGGTCGCCGTGTTGCGTTGCGCCATCGTCGGCGAGATCGCCTGCAACAGCCACGGCTCATGCGCCAACGCCTCGTCGATGACGACCATGTCCAACGACAACCCCCGAGCCCCGGTCCGCGACGGGGTGACAACCCGGTACTTCGACCCGTTATGCCAGTGGATGCACTCCTCGCCGTTCTTGCGGACCACCTTGGCGACGTCGTCGGCCAGCTCGGAATCCATGATCATCTCGACATGCTCATACCAGCGGCCCAACGCCCCGATGCGGTCCTGCGCGGTGAACGCGACGTGTTGCGGGCCGATCGGATGGCCGAACAGGTCGAGCATCTCGGGCAATCCCGGCGCAAGACAGCGGGTCGCCACATCCGCCGTCACCGCGGTCGTCTTGCCGGTCTGGCGTCCCGCAATCGTCGTCGCCACCCGCGCCGCCAGCCGGCGAACCCCTTTCGCCGTGACGATCTCGCCGTTGACGTCGGCCCGGTACCGCTGCCATGGATGCAACTCGAGTCCCATCGCCTCGGCGATGTCGGCGACGACCGTTCCGATCGTGTCCCGTTCCGGATGGCGCCGCGACCCGACCCGCGGCGCCAACCCGTAGTCAACCATCACCGCCGCCGCCGCTTGACCGGACGACCCAATAGGCGGTTGCGTTGCCGCACCACCGTCGCGGCCCGCCACCCACCGCGCCGCGTGTTGCACGACGCACACGCCGGCCGCAACACACAACACCCCGACCCCTCGACGTGAGGGCTCGGGTGTTGCCAGAGCGCCGGCACATGATCCGCTGTCGTCGCCCACCCGGTACACCGCTCGAGCTTGAGCCAGCAACGGGGGTGACCTGCCAGCAAACTCGCCCGGGCCCGCTGATATCCCGGCCCATATGGCGAACCCCGACGCGGCATATCACACCTCCTAATATCAGATAGGGATATACCGATATCACCATATCAACCCCATATCTCAGGATATCCGGATAATGATATCGGATATCGATTAGGGACACACATTCCGGCGGAC